AATAAGAATGAGATGTTGTTATCAATCACCTCATTCTTAGAATTTTTTATGTGCATTGGAAGTTTTGCGATTTGTGATGAAAGATACATCACTCCTCGATAGTAGCCAGAAATCGTCATAGCAGAACCTTCATCAACTACCGTTCCGCCCGAGTATCCAACCTGCTTATCGGTTGGTCAGACTTAGCCCTATTAAATAGACTGGGAATTTGGAAGTTGAAGATTTTCATTACTAGAGTCCCTTAGCTTTTTTTACCTTCTTATTGTCTTCTTTAGACTCTTCGTTGGCAACTGTTTCTTCTGCTTCTACTTTTGGCCCTACTTCCGCAGAATCTTCTACGAACTCTGCCCCACGAACTAGCCATCTTGTAGCCGAGCCTAACGTGTCATCAATCTCGTAAACTTTTCCTGCTTCATAGGCAAGTTCTCCGTTTAGGTATCCGTCCTTGTGAAATAATACTTTCTTTTTCATTTTAATCTCCGATAAAAAATAAGGGCTCGTTGGCCCTTAAATTAAAAGAGGGGATTTCTCCCCTCTAGTTAGTTTCTGATTACGCTCTTTCAGCTAACACTACGAAAGCTGACATTTGGTAAGCTCCGTATTGAGTAGTGATTGGAGTAGCGAATGGAACTTTACCGTCTAGTCTCATTGTGAACTTGAACGATTGAACATCGTAATCAAATTTTAAGTGAGAAGAAACAGCTTGCTTCATTCCGCCTGCTTTAACGATACTGTAGTAGTAGCTTAAATCCGCAAGAAGAATATCGCCTTTGTCACCAAGAGCAGGCATAGCACCGATCATAGAAATTACTGGAAGACCAAGTAATAGTCCGTATGGGCTTTGGTTCATTTGGCTACCTGGAGCAAGATAGATGTAGTTTCCTGCATCGTCTTTCATGAATCTTAATTGCTCTTCAACTGCCGCATTGATGTACCATACAGCGTTAGCTCTAGATTGAGGTAAAAGTCTAGAGTACATTTTAATTACGTTTTTAGCGTTTACTGTATCTGCCAACTGGCCAACTTCTTTCGGAACTTCAATTGTGAAAGTTGAACCTAAGATACCGCTTGGCTTAGAAACACCGTTTCCTGCAAGAATAGCTTCGTTAATTTTGTGCATGATTGACATTGGAGCCATTCCACGAATGTACGATTCTAATGCAACTGAGTCAGCAATCAATTCGTCTGTGATGTGGATTAAAGCACCGAGTTTATTTAACTTGAAGTTTACTTCTGCAAGAGTGTTAGGAGTTGTAGCTGTATATTGAGCATTTTCGTTTAACCATGAGCTTTGTACTCCGCCTGTCCAAGGTTGAGACTCATCTTTTGGTAAAGTAAGGTTGTTAGAAGAAACAACAAATTGACGAGTTTTAGCAAGTAAAGACTCTTGTGATTGAAGAGTTTTTGTAACGTCTGTCATGAATTCTTCTGGAACAAGGAATCCACCTTCAGCGTCAACCCCTGTAGTCATAGTGTTCACGAAGCGTTTATCCATTTCCCCGCCTGCCGCTTTTTTAACAGAAGCTAGGAATTCCCCGAAAGATTTAAATCCGTTATTCTTTGGAGCCGCTACTTCGTATCTTGGAGCAGATGCTACTGGCTCAGAAGCAGTTTTTCTAACTGGAGTAGAAGCTACTGCTACCATAGACTCTAGTTTTTCTTTTGCTTCAATGTTTTTCTTTAAGCCTTCAAACTCATCATTAAGGCCGTTGATAGCTTCAACGTCTGTGTCTGAGAAAGTTTCTAAAGCGTGAAACTCTTGAAGTTTAGCTACGATTTCTGACAATCTCGCTCTCATTTGTTCTAAATTCATAAATTCTCCTATCTGGTTGTTGTGTATTTACAAAGTAGCTACGCATTTGAGCGAGCAAAACTTTTATTTACCCTTATTATTTAAAAATGTGTTAGCAGTGTTCGTCAACTGTTTTAACTTGTCTTTCACAAGTGCGTCAGTAGATTTCATTTGTGGTTTATTTTTAAACCAAGAAGTACTTTCTACTGCCGAAGCTACTAATTGAAGTGTATCTTTGGCTTCGAACTTCTTATCTGCAAATTTCAGTTTTACTGATTCTTCAGATGTCATCCAAGTTTCATCTGACAACATTTTTGTAAGTTCTGTTCTAGAAAGTCCAGTTCTCTTAGAATAGATAGAAAGCATTTGGCTTTCAATTTTATCTAGGATGCCGATCATTCTTTCCATCTCAGAAGCGTTGCCAAAAACTCCTGACATCGGCCTATGAATCATAATCATGCCTCCGTCAGAAATAACTATTTCGTCTGCCGCCATAATAATTACGGAAGCAATCGAAGCAGCAATCCCGTCTACATAAGCAGTAACTTTTGCAGGATGATCTTTCAATCTTTGGTAAATTGACACGCCGTCAAAAACCGAACCGCCGGGGCTGTTAACACGTAATTCAATCTCTTTGATAGATTTTGGAAGTTTGTTTAACTCTTCAGTAAAGGATTTAGCTGTTACACCTTCTCCGAAAAAGTCAGAACCTATTTGATCGTAAATTAAAATTTCAGCTTTTGTTTCTGTTTTATTTTTAATCTCAAAAGGTTTCTTCTTGTTTAATTCAATTAACTTGCCCATTAGAGCCTCCTAAGTCTATAGGCTATTATTAATTTATACCTTTTGTAAACATTTTGTGGTAGTATTGCTTTAATGGGAAAGAGAGTTGTATGTACTTCTAGTTTTAAAAAAAGGGCTTTTGAGGTCCATGGGGATACTTACGACTATTCTTTAAGTGAGTATGAAAGCACTATAACCCCTTTAATTATTATTTGTAGAATTCATGGGGAATTCACTCAGAAACCCTCCAATCACCTCAGTGGCAATGGGTGTCCCAGGTGCGGAATACAGAAGAACGGTGCGTCTTTAAAATTATCTCAAGAGGAGATAATTCAGAGAATTGTTGAGAAATCTTTTAAGGGTAGAACTCTCAAGGAAGTAGTTTTAACGGATGGGGGAAATTCCTTCTCCGCCGTATGTCCCAAGCACGGTAAATTCTCAAGGACTACTAGGGGAGTGTACTTAAAGGAAGCTATAAAATTCCTGTGCAGGAAATGTGGGTTGGAAAGTAGGTCAGAAAAAAGAAAGTTAAAAACTCCTGTAAGCTTTGGAGAATACCCTCCTGTTAATTTTGAAAGGGATTATGTAAACTCTCATAGTAAAATAGAAAGAACCTGTACTAAGCACGGTAATTTCTCCTCTTACTATTTGGACATAGTTACTAAATCTGTCGGATGTTCCAAATGTGTGTCCCATGTCTCTAAGTCAGAGGTTGACTTAACTAACTTTATTAAAAGCCTCGGTATAGAGTTAATATCAAATAAGACTATTCCTAACTCTGGAAGAAATTTAAGGCCCGACATATTGATCCCCTCTATTAAGCTAGTAATAGAGTATAATGGAACTTGGGCCCACTCTACATTGAAAAAGGATAAGGGATACCATAAAAGTAAAAGAATGTTTTATGAGTCTCTGGGATATAGGAGCGTAATGATATGGGAGACAGATTGGCACGAAAATAGGTCAGCTACTTTATCCTATTTAAAGAATATTTTAGTGGGAGCTAAAGAAAGAATATTTGCTAGGAAGTGCGTTGTGGAGACAGTATCTCAGGAACAGGCTAATACTTTCTATCAGAAAAATCATTTACTCGGAAGAACCTGTAACTGCGAATATAATATAGCTTTAAAAAGCGGAGATAGGGTAGTATGTATGGCATCCTTTAATAAGTCCTATCAAGGGCATTGGGAATTAAAAAGGATGGCCAATCTCATTGATTGTAGAGTGGTGGGAGGGTTTTCAAGATTATTATCCTACTGGAGGAAAAATAATCCCTACGAATATCTCTATAGTTATGTGGACAGGGATAAATTTACTGGCGAATCCTACATAAAATTGGGGTTTAAAAAATATTCAGAAAGTGTGATGTTGTTTGGGGTTCAGAATAAGAAAAGAATAGATAGACATCAAATGAAGAAGACAAGAATTCTTTCTAAATATCCCCATTTGCCTTCAGACATAAAAGAAAGTGAGTTGTGTAAGAAGTTAAACATCTTTAGATGTTATACTTCTGGAACTGACTCTCTATTCCTCCCGCCTTTAATTGAAATATTGTAACTATACAGTTAGTATCCCTCTTGTCTCGTAAACAGATTGTTGTTTCTCTGGCTTCACCAACCAACCCGCAATCGACATTATAAGTGCCACGGACATATCTATTTTTAATTTCTCTGAAGACTTTCTAGGAAATACGTTCTGGTTGTGATCTTCTTTCGCCACTACGTTAGACATACACCAACGAAGTAATTGGCCTCCATTGTGTTTCACCTTACCTTGTCGTATTAAAGCATCTAGGGTTTTCATAGGCTCTGAAAAATTGGCAGTATTCATTTTGAACTCTACCATATTTATTCTTTCCTTTAGTAAGTTCTGAGATAACTGCGTAGCCTGCCAAGGGTCATAATGAACTGAGTCTATTTTGAATTTCTTGGAATCTTCTATTATCGTGTTTTGAATGAACTCGTAATTTATAGCTTCGCCCGGGGTAACTATTAGTTCTTTATCTTTAGTATTAGCATAAAGGGTATTATTTTCTTTTTCATAGGTATCGCTCGGCAAATATCCTGTCTGGAAAATATAGTAAATTCCCTGTTTTCTAAAAACTTTTATTGTTGCCGTTAAGTCTACTTTAGAAGCTAAGTCCAATCCTATGAAACAGGTCTCCCCTCTAAAGTCCTCTTCTTTTAAAGCGGGGTCGGCGCATTTGTCCCATTTTTCCATGTCGAAAAATGCTCTAGCTTCCGAAATCCAAGTGTTCAAATGTTTTATTTTGAAATTAGCAACATCACTAGGGGTTATCTTAGCTTTATTAGCTTTGGCTTCGAAGGTTATAGGGTCTACTGAGACTCCAAAGTTAGGATTTGCTTTTCTCCAAGTTTTCTCAGAGTAAATATCATCTCCCCCATCTATAGTATAGATGATAGAAAAAAATTGCTCGTCCTGAACTTCTCCAATGGAAACCTTTTTAGCATATTCGGACTGACTGAATCCAACGCCGTCATTATTATCCCCCGCAGTTGTTATACACAATAGTAGGGAGTCATTCCTTTTTGATAAGCCCGAATAAATTACATCAAAAAGTTTTCTGTCTACGGCATGAAGTTCGTCCATTACGCAGAGGATGTCGTTAAGACCGTCTAGTGACTTTGCATCTGAAGATAGGGCCCTAACAAAGGAATTGGATTTTGTATGAACTATCTTGTGAGCCAGAACTTCTACTCCTGTGGCCTTCAAATATTTTTCATTGGAGAGTGCCATCGCTCTAGCGGAATCTAGTACAATTCTGGCTTGATCTGTTTTAGTTGAAGCGGTACTTATTTCGTTACCCTTAGGATTGTCTAGGGCCAAGAAGAATAAAACCATTTGAGATGCAAGTAAACTCTTCCCGTGACCTCTGGGGATTTCTACATGGGCAATACGGAATCTTCTCTCCATTGTTCTAGGGTCAATCCATCCCATAATATTCATCAAGAAAAAATTCTGCCAAGGCTCATAGGTTATGTTGTCTGTCTTCCAGTTCTTTCCCTTTACATGGTGAAACAATTGAGTAAGTTTTAAATATCTTTCCGCTTTATCTAAATCGAAAATGAAATAATTTTTCTCAATATCCTTAAAATATCTATGACACGCACCCTTCACATATTTACAGACATCTATTTTCCCATTGACTACTTCTAGGGCATACTTGTGACCTGAGTAACAGAATGGATATTTTTCTTTATCTATCACAAACACTTTCTAGCCTCGTAATCTTCTATCTGTTTAGCAATGTATTTCCCTATTCTAGGGACTATAGCATTTCCCAACTGCTTAATTCGGAGTTTTCTTTTACTCTCGTCCAACCCGCAGGGAGTCCCATAAGTAACTCTACGAAGACGGGAGATAGCGGATTTTTTACAGGTTTCGGAACGCATGAACTCTTCAACGGACCCACTGGATAGAATTTTACGAATCTCGATAAATTCAGGCTCGCATCTTTTCCCTTGAGTGTGTGTCTCCGAACTCTCCCGTTCTTGGTCAGAGTGTAGGTGTCGTTCTTGCCTAAGATGTTCATTGAATCTGACGCTACCGGGGTAGGAAACAATGAACAGTCGTTCCCTCTTGTGAGGATAACCAAAGGCTTCTGCGGTAAGAACTGCCCATTCGACAGTATGCCCGATACTGGAAAGGTCTCTAAGGACAATTCCAAGTCCGTTTTTTCTAAGATGCTCGACGTTTTCAATAATGACATATTTAGGTCCTATCTCTTTTATTAAACGAAAGTATTCTTTCCATAGGGACGATCTAGTTCCCTTTAAAATACCTTTTTGACTTCCTGCAAAACTTATATCTTGGCAAAGTTACGGAAACCCGCCGCAGATAACATCTATCTGCGACAAGTTTCGGGCCTCCAATTCTTTAAGGGTTAATTTAGAAACGTCTTCAAAGATATCCACATTTGGCCAATGCTTGTTTAAAACTTTGTGGCAGTCTTTATCTATCTCGCAGAAAGCTACGGTCTCAAAAAATCCTGAGTCCTCCAGACCTTTATCTAAGGCCCCTATTCCAGAAAACAAACTAAGAGTTTTTAGCTTACTTGAATTCATTTTCTTCCTCTTCGTCTTTAGTCTTACTGTCTGGAACTAATATTAGGTCAAGCATTTTAGCGTAATTTCTAATTTCTACGATTACTTTCTGAAGCATCAAATACTCTGGAGAAGGGCGTAAAGTGTCCCCGTTCCTACCTCCGCCGTTTGATACTGACCTTCCGGTAATACTTACTATTTCTCTTAGTTCGTCATACTCTACGCATAGGTCGCACAGAATTTGTAATTGCCATAAATGAGAGGGTTTTAAATTAGGTCTATCTTTTATATCCCCAATAAATCTATCCCAGTACATTTTAAAATCTTTTGTATTTCTTGGACTTGATAAATCCATAACAACCTCAAATTATATCTTAAAA